TATTATCATTAATAAATGCGGTCAAGTCGAGACCGTTCATAATTTTAAGTTTTGGAGTTAATCCCTATGTGGATTGATAATGATTTTCCGAAGCTTCTTGGTGCTGAGCTTTACCGCCCTCATCCTGCCTACATCATTGAGATGGCTATCGAACCGGTAGTTGTCCATGATTTCAGTAAGCAGCCCGGTCAAACTGTCCAATTGGACCGTTACCGTTTTTGGGGTAAGCCAGGTACTAAGGAGTCCCGCGAACGTACTGCAGACCAAACCCTTGGCTCTAGNTCAGCTCGCAACATCGTGAAGGATAAGGTACTAGTTACCTTGAGGGAATACACAGGCCCCGCCGATACCCGCGATTCTTCCCAACCCTCCACCTTCAAGGTGGCACGTGAAACACTGATCACTGCACAGCGTCTTTTGCTTGACACTGGCAACCTGAATGTGTTCCACCAATCCATCGGTAGCTTGACGCTGCTCGATGACTATCGCCGCTGGCGCGATCGCGTTTTCGCAAACGAACTGCTGAAAGCCGAAGCCAACGGACAAGCTGATAAAGAACAAGGCGGCTACTACATCCCTGGTGGAAAAGCCAAGGGTGGATCAGGTGGCACCCTGGGTGTTACTTACGCCGAAGGCGAATCTGCCAAGTTTGATGTCACCACTGACCTTCTCGAAGTCGTTAAGGACATGCGTAAGCGTAATGTTCCTACCTTCGCTGATGGTTACTACCGCTGTATCGTTGACCCCACGGCAATGATGCATCTTCGTCAGAACTCTGACTTCCGTGAAATTGCGCGTTACCCAGGTACGGGCATGGTTAATCCCATGCAACCGAACATGGCACCCAACGCTAACTTCTACCAAGGAATGGGTCCTGCCTACGGTCAAGCCGGCTTCGTTGCTGGTCAACCCGTTATGCCTACTGGCTTCCTCTTTGAGGGTGTCCGTTGGTTCGAGTCCACCAACCTGCCCGAGACTTCTTACAACCTCGTGGTTACCGATAATGCCGCTGGCGCTGCTGACTACAATGCAGCTCAGTTGATCTTCTTCGGTCCTCAAGCTGTAGGCGTGGGTATTGGTGGTAACAACGCTCAAATCTTGTTGAATAACAATGATGACTTCTCACGATTCATCATCATGATTTGGAGCTTGTTCGCCGGTTTTGAAGTACTTAATAAGGACTTCATCACGGTTGGTTACTCTTTCGTATATTAAGGAGCTAACTAACTATGTCTACTATTTTTCCCGGTAACTATGTTGCATCATTGAACGCTTATCGCGGTCAAGGTGTATTCGCACTCCCAGGCGTTGAGTTCTATCAAGCCGTTGGTGTTGCCATTCTTTCAGAAGATGTCGCAGGATCTGGTGCCTTGAGCCTAGAAATCCTGAGTCCTGATCTCCGTCAAGATGACAAGCCTCGTTTGGACAAGCCATTTGTTGTACCAGCTGGTGCCACTGTTTATCGCACTGCAATCAGCGCGGTTAACGTTGAAACCTCAGGTTCCAACACTGTGGCCGTTGATGGTTTGACCACTGCTGGAATGGAAGCCTCACTGGCTGCCTCTGGTGGTACGTTCCCATCCGCTGGTGTGAGTACTGTATTCGACGGTTTCGCAACCGTGTCTACAGAAGGATCTGATGCAGTCGTGACGGCTGCCTATACAGATGGTCTGTCGATTGTTAATGTCGATGATCAAGCATGCGTGTTGGTTGAAATTTGCTACTTCCTTGATGGAAGTGCACCTTCTACTGATGACGTGCATCTGCCATACAAAACTGAAGCTGGTCAGGGTTACTGATCCTCAGTTTGATTTAAAAGGACGCTTCTTCGGAGGCGTCTTTTTTTATGTCTATAATTGATAAGAGTAGAAGTTATCAAAATGTCCTCAAACCTATTTCAAGATACAAAGACTGGCAAACTCGTTGAGTTTATTAGTAAGCACGACAAAGAATACGCAATGGTGCGTGATGCTGGTGGTGCTATTAGCTATGTGAGTTTAGAACAACTCGTCCCTTACAGCAAAGAGAAAGGGCGTTTAGCAAAAGTGGAAGCACCACAGATTGCACCTGAGCCAGAAGAGCAAGCCCCTGCATCAGTAGTTCCAGCAGAGGACTACCGTCTCAATCTGAATACAGCTACAGCAGATGTGATTCAGAAACGGCTTCCTGGTGTTGGATATGCAACTGCTAAGAAAATTGTTGAGTTCCGTATGTCACTGAGTGGCGAACGTTTTAACAACCTGAAGCAACTAGAGAACATCCCTAGGGTGAACTGGGAGCAGTTAATTGAAGAAGATTTAATCTTCATTAGTTAAAATAGTATTATTGAACGTATCAACAAATGGAAAATCAAGCAACGCTACAGTCTCTCTTGATGCGTCAAGCAATTCTTGATGAAGAGAATCGATTGCAACCAGAACAAGGTGCTGCACTAGGTGCAACAGCTGGTGCTGTACTTGGTACTTTGACAGGAGTTCCTATTCACATGAAGGGTAGGCACGACATGTCAAGACAGGATTCAAAGAATCCAGTAATGGTGGAGCGTGGTGGTATTGAAGGGCAGATGTACCGAAAGGACATGATGCACAACAAGGCGAGACCCGGTGCTCGCATGGCAGGTGGTCTCGTAGGAGCATTAGCTGGTGGAGCACTTGGTGCTGGCACAGCTGAATTAGTTAAACGGGAGTCACCATCTGCTCGTTTGATTGCGAAGATTCAAACGCAGAACGGTAGGCTCACACCACAGGATGAGCAAATCATGGAAGGAATAATTACTAACTTACTAAGTAACCCATCGCAGTACCGTAATGCAGCTTGATGAAAATGCTAAATCACAAATCAGATATCACTTAGGATTCAACGCAGGTGCACAGATCCCTGCTGGTGATAGAGCACGATTAGAAGAAGCTATGTCACTAGTGCCAGATGAGCACTGGTATAACGAGATTTACTATCACATCAAACGTTGTAACAACGCTTGGAAGAAGAGTGCTGCTATCCCAGATGACATCTTTGATTCGACGGGAGACGGAATCCTCAACCCATCCAGGCAAGAAGTAATTGCTGGTGACGTTCAACGTACGATCAGCACATCAGACCCACTTAAGAGTGATGATATTTTCCGTGAGATCTACCTTCGCGAGGTGGATAGATTGGCTGAGACTTTGTATGTGCCTAACTATCGTCGTCCTGAGGTACGTCGTTATGCCTTTGAACGTTCAGGTGCTGAGTTTATTATGGCCGTCCCTGGACCTGCAGATACCGGAGTCGCCGGCAGAATGGGGCTCAACACTGCGTGGCGATAAGTGTAGAATAGGTTTAGGATTAACTGAAACATAGCCATGCACTCTGTACAAGGGGGTACTCAAAAAGTAACCTTCAACAAAGAAGACTCACGTGAATACGAGTCGCTACGTCGTCAAGCTCAAGCTCAAGCTGATGGCAATCCCTATGTGAGTGGGATAGGAATGGATGTCAAAAATACACGATCTTCTGTGTACGGCAACCCTAACGTTATGCCTGAGCAATTAATTGAAGGCGCTGCTAGTAACTTCCAAGCAGGAGATACTCCTGGCAACTCACCAATGAATGATAGGTTGAATCAAACAGGTAGTGTCGATGGCAGCGTGTCTGCTACGAATAGCCCACAAGAAGACCCACAATCATTTCAGTCAGATGCATTGACTGAACGCTTAGAACTAATGCGTCGTGGCGGTCAGAAAATGGGACTTAATAATCACGAAGACACTTACGGAGTCTGATACCAATGTCTAAATCTAAAGAAGATAACGCACGCATGCTTGACCCACAGAGGTTTCAAGTAGCCAAGAGTATGGCAGTCATGCCTGGTGGACCGATGAATAACAATCCGATGAATGTAACGTCGGTTGATTCAAGCGGAGGAAGCATGAGTGGAGTCAATATGTTCCCTTATGGCGATAGCGGAATGGAAGGTGCCCCTCAACTAGGGACTAACTCTGTGTTCCCAGTTCAGCCATCGGGTCTAGCTCAGAATGCTGTCTATGGAGTTGGTAAAAACAGCCAAGCTCCTTATGGGATGCAGCAGCAACCTAATTCACAAGATGCTGACTTATTCGAGTCTGGACGACTAGGTAATGATGCAAAAACACGTGGATTGTTCGCATCACCTATGGGCATCCTTGGACAACAGTCTCAGCCTGCCCCAGGAGGCTCTGTACCGAGCCCACAGCAGAGTCCTGGCACAATCCCCCTCCAAGGCGTTCCAAGCGCTGAACAGATGACTGGAGGCATGAACATGCGCTCCGGCAAACGCTCCTGATAGGTAAATAAAAATGGCAACAACTGCAACAAACAAACAACCACTTCTAATTGATAGGATCTTCCACTATGTGGTTGATACCAACAACACGACGACAGCCACTTTAGGAGTGACTGGATCTAACACAGCAGCCCTGCTTGTGAATGCAATTTCAAGCGACGGTGCAATTGTCGAAGAAATCTATTCGATTGCTCGTGGTGGTCCTGACGCCACTGCTGAGAAGATCAACCTGTACTTGAGTACTACTGATGATTACCTTCGTCCAGGCGAAGGAAAGATTGTTGGTCAGTTCATATCTGGAACAGCAGAAGCAGAAGTCACCCGCTGGACTAATGCTCCAAAGATTCTGGCACCAGTACCTCTGGTATCGGATGGTGCTGTTACTACCCCAACAGGAGAAGCTGTACAGCTCCGTGCTTTGTATGTACCCAAGGGTTATGCACTATGGGCAGCACGTCAGTCCACAGTCGTACTAGCTGATGGACCCTACGTTGGATGCCAGGGTGGTTGGTATTAATCAATGCCTAAGAAACAGAATGGCTTTGGTAATCCAAAGTCATTTGCTTTTAAAGGAGTTGAAGCCAAGCTTGATAAAGGTAAGGTAAAGGGAGCTGCTGGGTTTTATCCTAGTGATCGAAGGTTTGGTTCTACAGTCAATCGAACAATTATTGAAAAATATAATCTTGACAGTGATTGGACACGCTGGAGACGAGGGTACGAATACTACAACCAAGGTGCTTATCTAGAGTTTGGTAATCTTCAAACCTTGCTGTATCAGGGAACAGACGATGAGACCCCTGTGCAATTCACAGGACAACGCTTTGCGACTAAGAACGCAGATAGCAACACACACTACTCAGTCAAAAGAGAAGTACTTAGAAGTGTTCCTTTAGGGTCAGTAACAGAAGTCTTAAATAATAGAGACCTCTACCCAGAGAATTATGCTTCACGTGAAATCTGGGCACGAGTAGAAGCATCGGTTGGTATCGAATCAACACCACAACTCCTACGCAGATGTATTGGAGAAAGGGTGACTGATGGATTCTCATCAGCAAACATAACTAATGTAATGACAACACAGTTGTTACCTGCCGTGTATCGGGGTAAGACTGCCAGTCAGGCACAAGCAAAAATCTTCCTAACATTTCCTCTTAAGGACCTAGGTGACATTGATCCTCAGTCGTTAATCAACGAAGTTGTGATCATGGAGCAGCTGAATGTCGAGAGAACAATCACCAGTAAGGATACGTTCATCGACGCAGACTACTTTTTTGGTGTTCAGGTAAAAGATCAGGTAGGTACAAAAATAAAAATTGTTGATGATGATGGAACGAACCTCCCACCATCCCTGCTTGAAATCTCTAGTCTTCCAACGATAGTTCAGAGCAGTGGCACAGCCGACATTGAATCTACCTTTGTCTTCAACAAAGATGATTATCAAAGGTTCTATCGGAATGAGTATCTTACGGCAGAAAGAGTTGAAGCAGAAGTTGACACAATTAGCTACTCTGTACTGCCCTTTAAAATTCTTGCAATAGGTATATCAGGCAAAAACGTTGTCATTGAGTCTGTCCCATTCTTAAGTTCAGCACAACTATTTGCTCGCACACCAGTGGGCTTCCTAGTGTTTAATGATAAAAGCTTTACAACAATAGAAGAAGATTCCTATAAAGGAGTGTACTACCACAAACTTGGTCCACCTGATGAGAAAAGGTGGGAGAGATTAAATACAGATATTGATCCATGGATGGACGAAGTGTTTACAACATTCCTTCCAATTAAATTTGCTAATACCTATGCGTGTAGTTGTCCTGATTATTTACATGCAATCTTGAGAATGCCTGAGACATCAAGCTTTGGGCAAAAGATTAATAGACAAAGAAGAGCACCTGCTCCATCAGCACAAAGCAACAGTTCATTTGAACAGATAGGTTTTGCACAAATTGCAGGAAAGGCAGCAAGCTGGGAAACACTTGACTACAAAACAAGTCATCGTATGTGTAAGCACACAATCGCATCTCACTTTGCAGATAGAATTAAAGTTGAAGAACCTAAAAGTTATCCAACGTTAGAGGCTAGAGAAAGCTTTGAAGAGAAACTAGCAGAGGACATTAAAGAAGTATCTGATGAGTTTTCACAACAACTAAGAAGATCCGAGATAACAGCAATTGAAATTATTGCAGTACTTGCAACATCACTCAACCTAAGTGAAGTAGAGATTGCTAATCTACTGCTGAACCAATACACTTAAACGATAAAATAAAGACACGTGTTAATTAAAATGTAAAATGACAACAACAGTTCCTGGCAATTTAATAGCACTGTCTGACTCGTATAAGGGAATCGTTAACGCCTTTAATATAATTAGGCAGCAACAGGGGTTAGCTTATAAGACATACGATGCGAGCTTTGCTGGCATTGTGGAAGCAGTGCGAGATCTCTCAATCCTAGGTAATGCTGACTGGGGCGAACTGCCACCAGGTTGGACAATTGATATAGAGACAGGAGAAGGTTCCTTTCAATTCCCTCCGAAGAATGGTTCACTATGGTTTGATGAAAGGCAAGGACGTCTTTTCACCTATGTAGATGATGGATATTATCAAGCAAATGGTAACGATGGTTTAGCTTTCGTTGGAGAGTCACCGCCTCCTGAAGAAGTAGTTGGTGGTCAGTGGTATAACCCAGTGACAAAGGGGCTGTACATCTGGGACGGTGCAGTCTGGAACCTAATTGACATGGCAGGTACTCTGACAACAGAGGACATGCATCTCAATAGCATCACAACCTTGTTAGCTGGAGCAGTAGGTCAAAGTTTAATTACCCCCTACAGCGTTGGAGAATCAGCAGCAACACAAGGAAGTTACAACCGCTGGGTTGCTCGAAGCTTGAAGAGTATAGAAGAAGCTGTTAATGCAAACACAAGTGAACTTACGGTACACCCTGGTATAGAAGCGCCATCATCAGCTGTTGAAGGAGACCTGTGGTTTGACACAGCAGATTTGAATCTGTATGTCTATTACATCGACAACGATAGTGCACAGTGGATTCCTGCTTTCAACACGTTGAATGACAACGCTGATTTTGTAGCACTGTCNGCTGCTTTAGAGACTTTAACTACTATCAACNCTGCAGAGCACNCTGCGATTAACAATCGGATTGATACGATTCCGTTGGGTGACTATGCTTTAAGCACAGAGCTAACTGCCGCACAATCCACACTACAGAGCAACATCGAAACTCTGGAAGCTGAGGTTGGAGACCTTAGTCGGTTTGCGACTGGTTCTCAATTACAGGATGTTATTGCGAATAACAATACAAGGTTCGAAGCAATCGAAGCTTCTGAGCCTGACTTAAGTAACTTCCTAACATCAACAGAAATTAATGCTGCGTTAGTTGCTGTAAGTGATGCAGCTACCGCTAATGCACAAACGTCTCAAGATTACACTGACGCTAAAGCTAGTGAAGTCACAGCACTGATTCCAGACATTAGTGGCAAGGCTAATGCTATAGACCTGCAGGCGTTCATTACAACTGCACAGCAGAACTACTTCCCAAGACTGGGAGGCACACTGAATGGCACATTCGGTATGAGGAAAGATGACATTTCCCTGCCATCATTTGACTTCTCAAATGCTCATTACTATGGCAACAAAGTATTTAAATTTAAAACAAATTCACTGTCAGAACAGTATGTAGAGTTTGGCACCAACACTAAGCCTTGGGAATATGCATGGCAGTTTGGAGCTAACGAAGATTTCTGCTGGAAGCACAACGATGCTGGAAAAGTATTCAGCATTAGTGAGCAAGGACCAGCTTGTGAAAAACTAACAATTGGATCGTTCGGTGGCAATACACCCGGCGGTCGAACTATTTCAAATAGCATTGAGGTTGGCGAACGATTACGTACGTATGAGAACGCCTTTAAAGCTATCCAACAAGCAGCCTATTATTCTACTGACTTTGAGACATTTAAGTCTAGACTAATAGAAGCAGTAGCATCAATTTAACTTAAGGTATAAGCAATGGAGTTTCAATTTCCAGCGAGCCCTGAATCAGGGGATAGCGTACTAAATCCCAGCACTGGAGTTCACTATGTATGGACTGCACCTCCAGGTCAGTGGAGGGTTAAAAATATTGCAAGAGCTAATGTTTCTGTGTACGAGGGTACTACTGCGCCTCCACCAGAAGCTAACTATTCACTTTGGTTCAATACCCTTACAAACACTCTGCTTTACTACTATTGTCCACCAGATGAAAACTGTCAATGGGTATCAACAGCGTTCAATGAAGACAATGAAGATGCATTCTTGGACAAAATCCAGACACTATCCGATGCTATAATTGAGTTGCACACGAAGGTAAATGTACTAGAAAATACATCCTTCATCCTTATGGAATAACGACAATGGCCTCAAACAAGCTATCTGCCCTATCAGCAGTTAGTGGTCCATTAACCTCAGACAGTCTTGTTTATATTGCCGACACCCAGGATAGCGGATCTTCATACGCAAGTAAGAAGATTACAGTAGCTAGTCTCCTGAGTGACGTTGCAGGAACAACTGATCTAGGAACATTTAATGGTTCCACAATTGATAACAACCAATCTATTAAAGCAGCTCTTCAGGCACTAGAAACCGCCTTGGAAGCTGAGACCACCGCTCGTGGTACCGCAATCAGCAACCTGGTTGATGGTGCTCCTGGTCTGCTTGATACCCTCAACGAGCTAGCCGCAGCAATTAACGATGACGAGAACTTCGTCACTACAATCACCAACCTGATTGACGCTAACGAGACACACATCGATAACGTCGCAGTTCTGACTGGTGTTGCTAAAGACGCAGCAAACCTTGGTACCTTCAGTGGTTCCACGATTGCCGACAGCAGCACACTGAAAGCTGCTATTCAACTTCTGGAAACAGCTGTTGAAACCAAAGCAACAAGCGCAGTCGTCACTGAAATCGACGGTAACGTTGATGATCTGATCAGCTTGAGTGGTGTTGCTGAACAGCAGACTGGACTTGGAACCTTCACCGGCTCCACCATCTCTGACGGCGCAAACATCAAAGATGCCCTGCAAGATCTGGAGACTGCTGCTGAAGCTGCTGCCGCAGGTTCTGCTGTTGCTGACCGCACCAAGACTGAGACTGGCGATGCCAACACTCAGCACTATCTAACCTTCGTTGCCGACGACAACAGCACCGCAACTGCTGAGACTGTTTACACCGATGGCGGGATTAAGTACAACCCATCCAACAACCTGCTTACCGTCTCTGGNATTATNAGTGCGCAGTATTTGACACTTGATGGTGTCAACCTGAATTCGACTGCTACTGAACTGAACGTTCTTGACGGCATTACAGCTACGACCGCTGAACTCAACATCCTTGACGGTGTTACTTCAACTGCAGCTGAACTCAGCATCCTTGATGGTGTAACTGCTACAGCCGCTGAAATCAACATCCTCGATGGCGTCACCGCTACTGCTGTTGAACTGAACTATGTGGACGGCGTGACCTCCAACGTTCAGACTCAGATCGATACCAAGTGTGCAACCGGAGCTAACGTCAACACCTTGGTTGGTACCACCTCTGCTCAGACCGTGCCTGTTGATGGCAACGGCGATGACAACTACCTGTTCTTGGTAGTCAACAAAGCTACCGGCACTCTGACCGCAGTTGATAAGACCTTCCTCGAAGCTGAAGGTTGATAACAAATGCCTGAAAGACGTTTCCTACTTTGGTTACTCACAGGCATCTTTCTTTTTCAAGCCTG